ACCCTCACCTAAGTCTTCACCCTCACCTAAGTCTTCACCCTCACCTAAGTCTTCACCCTCACCTAAGTCTTCACCCTCACCTAAGTCTTCACCCTCACCTAAGTCTTCACCCTCACCTAAATCATCACCGTTAACCGTTTCATCTCCCCATACGCCGCCCACAAGCGTATCTTTTCCATCTAAACCGGGAGAAGTATCAAAACCTGTGTCGTCCCCAGCCAACGTATCGTTACCATCTCCGGCGACAAGTGTGTCGTCCCCAGCCAACGTATCGTTACCGTCTCCGCTGATGAGTGTGTCATCTCCGACAAAAGTATCTTCGCCGTCTCCGCTGATGAGTGTGTCATCTCCGACAAAAGTATCTTCGCCGTCTCCGCTGATGAGTGTGTCATCTCCGACAAAAGTATCTTCGCCGTCCGCGCTTGTGAAAGTGTCGTTACCATCTCCGCTTATGAGCGTGTCATCTCCGACAAAAGTATCTTCGCCATCTAAACCGACAGATGTATCGACCCCAAGGTCATCTACCTTATCCTCGCCTTCTCCGCTTATAAGCGTGTCGTTACCTGCTCCGGCGTCGAGCGTGTCGTCTCCTACAAGCGTATCGTCACCGTCTAAACCGACAGATGTATCGAATCCGATATCGCCAAACGTGTCATTACCTTCACCGCCTTCAAGAGTGTCCGCAGATTCTAAAGACTCTAGATAAGCGTCCAAGTCCCCGTCAAACTGCGTATAGGTAGCGTAATTTGGGAAGCCCGCACTGATCGCGGTTTGCTGTTGTTCGTACGCCTTACCTCGCGCGTCTAAGTCTGCTTGGTCTTTCAGGTGTTGGGCGTAGCGCTCAAGCGTCCCGTACTCTTCTTTTGTGGCAGCATCCGGCCAACCTTCGGCAACAGCTAGATCGTTCTGATACGCCGTGGAATCCCCTGCGTATTGTGTATAAGTATCCCAGTCAGGGAACCCGGCATCCTCAGCTTCTTCTTGCCGGTATCTCTCTATATCCCCGCCGTACAGGTCATACAGATATTCGCTGGGGAAACCTGCATCGGCAGCTATCTGCGCTCTGTCTACTTCAGGCTCAGCCGCTACAGACCCAAGTGTGTCCTCCCCAGCTTCACCCGGAAGAGTCTCTGCCAACGCAGCACGTTGTCTTTCTAATTCTTCCGCAGCTTCTCTTGCGATGCGCTCAGGTTCTTCTTCTACTGCAACGGTATCTTCTCCGTCTTCTAGAGTGTCCAGCCCTGTCCCGCTTTCAGCGGTATCTTCCCCGCCTTCAAAGATGTCTAACCCGGTTTCACCTTGCGTCGTATCTTCCCCACCAACAACAGTATCTAAGCCGGTTCCGCTCTCAGCAGTATCCGTACCTGTTCCGCTTTCAAGAGTGTCTGTTCCGGCGGTATCTTCGCCCGCCCTGAGATCAGTAACCTGCCCATCTGGGTCAACGATCTCAACTACATTACCTGTATCGTCTAAGGTGACAGATGAGCCGTCTTCTAGATTTATAGTTTGTTCGTTAGCGGCATTGCGCGCTAGCTCTGCGTCATAAGCACGTCGTAACTCTTCCGCAGCGTTAAAGATTTGATCAGCTTCAGGCGTACCAGCAGAATCAGTTACATTTGCTACTGAACCATCCGGGCCGAGTGTCACCGTTGATCCATCTTCGCCCTCAATAACAACATTTTCTGCTGGCGCACCCAGATCCTGCCCAAACAAACCCCCACCAAGTTGTACAATTTCCCCCGTTGGGGATAGCACATCGGTAATGCCACCCATGCTGGGAGTAAGCCCGGAATCCGCTCTTGGCGCGGTCGGGCCACTTGGCACCGGGCCAACAAAAGGCGCTTCAGCGGTTAATACTGCATCCGGCGGGGCAGCCCCGGGGGCGGTAAAATCCGATCCGAAGGCGAATCCAGCGTCATCATCAAACAGCGTGGTGGGTGCGGTCAACCCGACAGACGCATCATACGCAGCTAAATCGGTTACAGGTTTTTGTTCAGCTTTAATAGAAGCTTGAACTTCTTTACTCGCCGCGCTTAATGCTGCGTTTAAAATAGCCTTTTCATTTAGCGGCTGTCCAGTTAGCGCAGACGTAAGAGCTTGCCGAGCAATACTTTGTTGGGCGGGAGGAAGCTGGTTAAACTTTTTACCATCTACTTCAAGCTCTGACAGCCCCATAGTAATACTGCCTTGGAGCATCGCCGCCTGAGCTTTTTCTGATAAATCTCCGGGAGTGTTTAATGCAGCTTGTATAGAACTAGAAATTGCAGCTTTAGTGGCAGCATCTTTAATGTCACTAAACCCGGGAATCTGACTGGCTACAACGTTAAACATTTCACCAGTAGCGGTTCCTAATACTGCCTTGCCAATATCATCTGAATTACCTCCCAGTGCAGCAGTCCGCATAGCTGCCGCGCTCATATTGGTAAACATCTTTTGACCCATAGGAGAGTCAAAAATATTACCGGCGGCTTTACCTATCTCGGCTGCAATAGCCGGGGCAACAAAAGAAGTTAAACCTGAAATAACGCCTTTTTTAACGTCACCGCCAGACGCTAAAGTGGTAAGCACTCCAGTGCCAATAGCCGCATTAACCGCCGCACTAGCAGTTATTCCCAAAGCCCCGGTAATACTTCCGCCTACAGCGGCACCCAAGCCGGGAACGGCAAAAGAAGCCATTGCTAAACCAAACGCTACCGCTTCTTTCGGGAAGTCTGAGCTTGATGGTCCGGCAGTCGAATAAAACAACGGGACGCCATCGACCAATCTAACTTTTAGAGATGTGTTGCCCCCGGCAAACGAACCGCCAATTGTGTAATCAGAATCGGCTTGTTCTCCATCTAGATAAGAATTTTGTGTAGAGGCATAAGCGTAACTTGCATCATGCCCCTGTTTAAGCTGTTCACCGGTTCTTTTGTTAATAAGTGTTTTGTTAATCTGCGTACCGGTTTGTTCAGCAGGTACTAAATATCCATAGCGACCACCCGTGTCGCCAGAGGAGTAATCACCGTACTTAACAAAGTATTTTTTCCCATCAACGTCTACTGCTTCATCAACCGGAGGGTCTTTAGGGCGGTAATACCCCCCTCCCCCCTCCGAAGTCTCCACAAACTCTTCGCCAAACCTGCCACTGGCCGCTAAGGTATTAAACTTTTGAATATCGTCGTGAGTTAAATAATGATTTTGCTTTGGTGCATACTGTGGCACCCTTTCTATTTTTTCTCCAATCTCACTTAAATCTCTAATACCACTGCGGTTCAACAAACTCGCCATGTATTGGGTGGCGGTATCAATACCACCCATTGAATCAATAGAGCCTTTGTAATACTTATCAGTGCCAAGGCTCTTTCGTTGGTTGGCAAGTTGCTGGGCGAGCTTGTTGACGTAATCTTCCGCCATGTTATACCGCGCTCACAAAAGACAGGGTTGCGACGACCGACGGAATAGACGGCATAGCAAAAGGCGTGGTTTGCGCCGGGTAGGCTTCCATCGATACGGCTGTGTTGTCCACCGCAGCAAACATCTTAACGAAATCCCCGGCAGTAAGCTGCACGTAGAAGTTAGCCGCTGCGATTGCGTGTCCATCAACTCCGCCGTGACGTGAAACAATTGAAAACTGACTACCAGTTCCAACAATGTTAGTGCTGTTTTTTCTTAACCAAATCCATGCGTCGTGGATCTGAGCGGAAGTGTTCCGCCACTGCACACTAAATTGGTAGTTGTAGAGCCCGCTTACCTCAACCCCAATCCCGTTTGTCCCGTCATTGGTGCAGGCAGATAAAAAGTCATTTGTATCGAACGTAATCTCGGTAGCGGTATTTGCCGTAAACGTCTCATCAGTCGTGCGCTGTATGGCTGCGTAGGGGAAGTAAAGCCCTGACCCCCCCGGTGGGACGTTAGGTAGCGGAGGGCTAATAAGATTGTTATACGACTGAGACAGCCGGTTATAGAACAACCTTTGGATGTTGTTAAGCTGATCCTGATACTGCGCGGTCCAGACAATTGGACCGTACGGTAGGGCAGGCGGCTGGACTTTCTGTAGTTCAGCCACCAGACACCCCTGATCCCGATGCTTTTCCGTCTTCGCGCATATCCAGCCTCATGGAACCTAGCTGCCAAGTAACCCCTTGGGCACTGGATTCAAACTTCATAGACATTTGCCTCGCCCGGATACGAACATATACCTGCCCGGTAAACGCTTCTATGGGTACCGTAGCGGTTCTGGTTACCCCGGCGTTATTAGACCCACCAACCGACGCAGGTGAGATGTAACCTGAGCCGGAGTTCTTAAGAGGCAAGAGCGTCAACGTACCGCTCGGGCTACCGGCGGTTGAACCCCTAAACGTAATGTCTGGCAGAGCCCTGCGAATAAAGACAAACTTGTCGCCGTCTTCTATATCGAACTCGGCAGAAGTAATAGAAGCGGAGATAGGAAGCGTCGTTCCTGTCTCGTTATCGTCTACCCCACTCTCATGGTTCACGAGGTTATTGGAGTACGTAGCTGCAAGCGGGAAGTTTCTAAGCCCGGAATCCAGCCACGCGGTTCTAGCCATCGTGCCGTAATACCAAGCACCTTCGCCGTTATTCTCGCCGTAGTTAAAGATTACATACCGATCAATCGTAGTTGACCCGCTGGAACAATAGAACCACCAGATTTCATTAAAGCCTTCATTAGTTCCTGAAAAGATCTGAAGGTATTGGTCGGTATCAATGTCGCTAAAGATGTACTGTCTAAGGTCACAACGAAGCGTTTGAGTTCTGCCGTCGTACTTGTAGAACTTGTCTTTCCCCATCCAATACGACACACCATTGGCATAAGCTACTGCATTCTCACTAACGATAGAGATGTTCTCTCCCACCAACTGGGCGCCCCAGACTTCCGGCGCACCAAGATACTGAAGGGAGTAGAGAGACGCATCCGTCCAGACCAGAATCTCCTGCCGGGACTGGAGAGCGGTGATGATCTCAGAACCTCGTGAGAGTCTTAATGAACCTGCCTGATTCGTCGCAGCAGGCGTCCAGTTAGTAGCGTCTTCTTGGTCAGACCAGCGGATCAGCATGGCATCCTGTGTAGCTGATCCTAGCTCATTACACCCAAAACAGAACACAAACCGGTTGATGTCCGAGATCAGGATGTAGTTCTGAACCGTTGGCACGTTTGACGCACTGCCGTAGGCGGACAGCAAAAAGCCTCTTTGAGAGATCCGATGATTCCCAGATTGACTGCCTGATGTCGTAATCGGCGAACCGCCAGAAGTCGCCGCTAGGCTAAACGTCGTGCCGGTAGAACTTACAACATAGTAGGTTGTACC